AAATAAAAGATTTAATGGGGCCGGACACAATTCGGCCCCATTTTTTTTGCAACTTATAAAAACTATGGAAAAACCTTACAAAATCAAAATTAGAGCATATGGATACTGGACAGAGTTTGATGTCAAAGCCACTGGTGAAGGCAAGCCATTGGAAGATGCTATAGTTGACAAACTGGGAAAAAATGATATAGTTTGGGACAAATCAAACTTTTATAGTTTGACTAAAACATGGTTAACATACGAGGAGATTGTAAATGATAACAGACCTTTACAAACAAAAAACGTCCTTGGAGTTGAGCTGGCAACAAGAGCATAATATACACGGTAAATATACTCTTGATATGGTCAGAATTGATAGCAAAATAAGAGAAGTTATCAATGAAATTAAGCTTGAAGAAGCTAAGATTGCTACTAGAGAAAATGCAATTGCTAATTCGGCTCCACAAGTTTCAGTAGCTACTTAAAAAAAGCTACATCGCTGAAAACGTACTTTCTTCTTAAGGTTCTCTTGCACTTCATATAAATATAATATATAAATTACTCACTATACTAAAACTTGTATATAGACGCGTATAGTCGACGGCCTAGAGACTATATACAATTAACTAGGAGGATATAAATATGGCAAGAACAAACTTTTCTGGACCTATCAATCAAGGTAACGTTCAGCAAACAACAGATACTAAGTTTACTGCTAACAAAGTAAGAAACGTAGGATTTGTAACGTGTACTCAAAGTTTTTACTTTGATCACCAATCAACACAATATACTGTCGATGACGATAGAATTGTAGCAGCTAGTACTTCCGCAGGTGCACAAACTGTACTTAATGGAACTAGTGTTTCTGGTTTAACAATAAACGGAAACAAAATGGCTATGTCAATGACTATCACATCTGCAGGAGATGACTCTGCTAAAACAGCAACTATCGTTGGAACAGACTGTTTCAATCAGTCTCAAAGTGAGACTATAACGATGGCAGACACGGGCACTGTTAATACTACTAAATACTTCGCAACTGTTACAAGTGTAACTTTTTCAAGTGCACCTGCGGGTGGCGGAGCTAAAATAGGAATTACTTTAGCTGATAGTGTAGTTGTATTATGTCAGTCTGACTTTAATGGTTATCCATTAAGCCAAACATCTTCATCTACTGGTAAGAACTTAGCGAATAATATTATTATTCCTAAAAATTCTAGAATCAGTGACATGAAATTGATTGTAAACGAGGCATGGAACTCAAGCGGTAACGTGACTTGGAAAATCGGTGCAAACTTAAATACATCAGCAACGGCTTATACGTTAGATGATGATTATTTTGCAGGTGTTACAGCTAGCATTAAAGCAATTGGAAGATATGGTAATCCAGCAGATTTAGATGTAGCTACAGGCGCACAAACTAAAAATGGTTTGAACGTTTCTGCAGCAGACACTAATTCATTTGAATCTGATAAAATGGTAGCAGTTATTGTTAATCAAGCCGGTTCGGTTTCAAGTGCAGGTGAAGCAACATTGTTTATTGATTATCAACAAGCTATAAACGACACTAACTAATAAAATTTAACTAGGGCCCTTCGGGGCCTTAGTATAAATTAGGAGAAAATTATGCAATCGACTTATGTAAAAGTTAAAACTATAATGGACGAGACAGCTTCAAGTACTACATACTTTGCAACTGCGGCTAGACCGAATACTTCTTTCACAATGGCAAACACTGCTTTTGCTTCTACTCACAATGGTGGAGGAGCAGTTATAACTGTAACTACAGCAGGTTCTGGTGATTCAGGAAAAACTGTTACTTTAACAGGGACAGATTTAAATGGTAATGCTCAAACTGAAGTAATTACACTACCTGGTTCAGCAACAGACACCGCAGGAACTAAATATTTTTTAACTGTTACTGCAGCTGAGATGAGTTCACAACCAGCAGCAAATGTTTCTTTAGGCTTTAATGCTTCTAGAGGAATGGGAATGTTGGGTGGAAGAACTGCGCTTAAAGGATTTACTTGTGCCAGCGGTGGAACAGCGGGAGATGTAAAATTTCACAATGTTTCAAGTGGTTTAACCTCAACTGCTACTCCATTTATGCAATATAGAACAAATGGGACAGCAGATAACGAAACTCATTTTAATATACCTGCACCAGGAATATTATGTGACAATGGTTTACAGGTAACTTATACTTTGGATAATGTAGATCAGATGAACATCCTGTATAATGGATAGGGGTTTAGATGGCGAACACTACTTCTGGAGCTTATACTTTTGATAAAACCTTCGCAATTGATGATATCATCGAAGATGCATACGAACGTATTGGCTTACAAGGAACATCTGGTTATCAATTAAAAACTGCAAAAAGATCTCTTAATTTATTATTTTCCGAATGGGGTAATAGAGAATTACATTATTGGGAAATTGCAAATCAAAGTGTTCCATTAATTAATGGAGTAAACACATACACCTTTTTTAGAACTACAGCTGATGGTACTCAAACAAGCAGAGTAAGTACAACTTTATCTGCCGCTATTTCATCTGCGTCAGCAACAACTGGAATAACTTTAACATCAGTTGCTAACTTACCTACACTAGGTTTATTATTAGTTGGCACAGAACAAATATCTTATACAGGTCTTTCATCTACAGAATTAACAGGAGTTGTAAGAGGAGCTAACGGAACAACTGCTGCTACACACGGTAATGGCGCAACAGTCAATCAATTTGTAAGTGGTATGGATGATATATTAGAAGCTAACTATAGAAATTCTTCTAGTGTTGATTCACCTTTAACAAAAGTAAGTAGATCACAATATCAAGCATTTTCTAATAAAACAGACACGGGTACACCTACATCATATTTTGTAGAAAGATTTATTGATAGAGTTACTATGACTATCTATTTAACACCAGGTGCCTCTGAAGCTGGTAATCACATTAATTTTTATTATCAAAAAAGAATACAGGATGCTGGAGAGGCGTATACAAATGCAGCAGATGTACCTTATAGATTTGCACCTTGTATGACAGCAGGTTTAGCATTTTATTTATCACAAAAATATGCACCACAAAGATCTCAAGAATTAAAACTTTATTATGAGGATGAATTAAAAAGAGCGTTAGCAGAAGACGGATCTTCTTCTAGTACGTTTATAGCCCCTAAAACTTATTATCCAGGAACATAATGGCATCATACGCACAAGGTAAATACGCACTAGCCATATCAGATAGATCGGGACAAGTTTTTCCATATAGAGAAATGGTAAGAGAATGGAATGGTGCATGGGTGCATACATCTGAATATGAACCTAAACAACCACAATTAGAACCAAAACCAATCAGTGCTGATCCTCAAGGTCTATGGAGAGCAAGACCAGCAAGAGTAGCTTTACCTACACCAGCTGTTTTAAATCTTAACCCTATTGCAACAAATGGAACTACAACAGTAACTATTACTCAAGATAGACATCAAAGAAAGACAGGAGATTTTGTAAGACTTTATGATGTAAAAGAATCCGTTGGAGGTTTAAGTATTGCTGAATTAGAATTGTCTACAACATTAGCTACGGCTATAAATGCTACAGACACTACAATTGTATTGGCTGATACAACTAAATTTCCTTCTTCAGGATTTATTTGTATTATATCGTCTGATCCTACAACAAACTTAGATACAACAGAAACTATTAAATATACTGCAAACAATACAGGCACAGGCACGTTAACTGGTGTTACTAGAGGATCTGCTGCACCGTCATATGGTAAAACACCTGTGGCTACAACTGCTGCAGCTCATGCTGTAGGAGATAAAGTTTTTGGATCTAGAGAAATAACTATTGTAGAACAAAGTTTTATAAACGACGCCAACGCTACAGAGACGTATAGCAATAAATTTACTTTTGTGGTAAATTCTACACCATCCACACAAACAGGTGGTGGATATTTTGTATTTGGAGGACCGGTAAACGATAGAGCTTAATTATGTCAGGAATTAGTTATAGCACATTAGTAACACAGATTAGAAACTACACAGAAGTAGACTCTAATGTTTTAACTACAGATATTTTAGAAAACATTATTTTAAATGCACAACAAAGGATATTCTATGATGTGCCTATAGATGCAGATAGACATGTACAAGAAGGTACTCTGTCTGCTGGCAACAATTCTATAAATGCTCCAGCAGGAGCTTTGTTTATAAGAGGTATAGAGGTATTTAATTCTACAAGTGCTACAACAGGCCCTGGTCAATGGTTAGAGAAAAAAGATCAAACGTATCTAGCTGAGTATGTAAATAGAACTACTGGACCTGAAGGTGGTGTAGATGGAAAGACTGTAACAGGACTACCTAAATACTACGCTATGTTTGGTGGTGCTACAGGTTTAAGTGATACTACATCTGGAGCTATGTATTTTGCTCCTACACCAGATTTAGCCTACAAATTTAGAATATATTACAATAAAATTCCTGTATTATTAGAGTCTAGTAATCAGACTAATTACATCAGTTTAAACTTCCCACAAGGTCTTTTATATGCGTGTTTGGCAGAAACTTATGGCTTTTTAAAAGGGCCCGTAGATATGTTGACTTTATATGAGGGAAAGTATAAACAAGAGATACAGAAGTTTGCGGGAGCGCAAATAGGTAGACGTAGACGAGACGATTATACGGATGGAACAGTTAGAATCCCAGTCAAGTCACCGACACCATAAGAGGATAAAATATTATGACTATAACATCGGCAATAGCTAACAGTTTCAAAGTAGAAATTTTACAAGGTGGACACAATTTTAACGATGCAAGTGGTGCACCTACAGGTAACACATTTAAAATAGCTTTATATTCAAGTGACTCAGCGTCTTTAAGTAAATC